TTTCTCCAGTTCTGTTTAGTTCTGTGTGTTCTCAACTTACATCTATTATCTCCTTTTGCTGCACAAAGATCAACAGTTTTGACGAAAATAATTACAGATTATTCATCACAAAATCCGCGACCTCGCCTTTGCGCTGTAACGACGTGGCCACATGCTCGTCGATCGAGTCGACCGCAACAAGGTCGATATACCGGACCGTGCCCTTTGTTCCCTTCCGGTGGCAACGATCCTCCGACTGTAGCCGCAGCTCCAGCGAGAAGTCGTTGCTGTAGTAAATCGCTGTCTGCGCGGCTGTTAGCGTCAGCCCAATCCCGCCAGCTTGAGCGTTCCCGACGAAGGCGGTGGCAACGCCGTTCTGGAAGTCGTCAATGGCTGCCTCGCGTTCTTTCTCCTTAACGCCGCCGTGGTACTCGACCGCGTTGATGCCGGCGGCCTTTAGCGCCTCGACAATCTGGCGGATCTCCTCCCGGTACACAGCCCAGACGATGAATTGCCCGTCGACATCCTCAATCAGATCCTTGAAAGCGGAGAGCCGCGCGGAGTCTTCCGGGAGTTCCGTTGCCTCGCCGTCGAGCATAATGAAGCCGGAGGTAATCTGGCGGAGCTTGTTCAGCTTCGTGAGCGCGGTGAACTTGTCGATCTCGCCGCTGTCGCGCTCATACCGGAGTTCGTGCTTGGCGCTTTCGTAGACCTTCCGCTGCGCCGGTGGCAGCTCAAAATAGTGGTTCTGGTAGACCTTCGGCGGGAGGTCGAGGCAGTCCGCCTTTAGCACCCTGTACACATACGGCGCCATCAGCTCCCGGAGCTTCTCCAGATTTTTGTAGATGGGGCGGCCTTCCGAGTCGCGAGCGATGATCTGCGGAGAGAAGCCTGATTTGCGCGCGGCCTCGACCACAATGGGGTTGTCCGCCGGGAGCGTCTGGCAGTACTCCGCAACGAACGCCCGGAACGACGTTGTGCCCAGCAGCGCGCCATTCTCCTTCAGGAACTCGAATTGGGCAAACAGATCCTGCGGGCCTTGCGTCATCATCGTCCCGGAGGCGATCCGGCGAGAGGTCGCGAGCCTCCCCAACTTGACAGCCTTCTTGGTCCGGGCCGCGCCGGGGTTCTTAATCCGACTCGACTCGTCCACGATCATTACCGCGTCGTGCGCCTTCAGGAACTGGGCGGCGATCTTGTAACCGTTCGGCGTGTTCAGCGCGTCGATGTTGATTGCGAAGACAGCCAGCCAGCGGTCGTTCTTTTCCATCAACGCCTCCCAGTTCCGGGCGCGGCGCTTCCCGGCTCCCGACATGTAATAATCAGCGGCAACCGGGATCTCCAGATGCGTCGGGATTTCGCGACGGACCCAGTTGGTATGAACGCCCTTCGGAGCGATAACGAGAATGCCGGTTGCCCGCTTCTCTCTCCATTGGCGCTCCGCGTCTTCGAGCAGCATCCACGTTTTCCCGGTGCCTTGCTCCGCTCCGAGCCCGAAGAACTCCGGGTTGGCCGCGAGGAGTTCGCCACCTACCTTCTGGTGGGCCATCGGTTCAGTTTTCATAGCTCGATCCTTTTTCAAACACTGTGTAGATTTCTTCCCAACTCGACGCAACGGACACGGCCGCGACTTCAGCTTGGGTCATTTCATTCAACTCCTCCGAATGGTCGCAGTGGACGAGGTAAAGCAGCTTGCTGTCGTCCCTGATGAGAGTATAAACCGGGAGCCGAAAATGCCGGGCGGTGCTGTGCCAGTTCAGCTGACTTACCCGGAGCCCTTCGGAGCCCAGCAGACGGGTCGAAGCGCGCGCCGGGACCGTCGCAGCCTTTAGCTCGCACCAAGCCATACGCGCCAGCGCACACACGAATACGTCCGGGATTCCCTCCCCAACGAGGTTCTCGATTCGCTCCAGCTCGATGTGGCGCGGCTTATTCCGTTTCAGGGAGTCCCAAACGCGCTGCTCTTTCTTCCTCATGTGAACATCTCCGGGTTGGTGAGGCACTTCACTTTGTCAACGATCATCATTGAGAAGTCTTTGAGCCAGCGGCCGCGAATCAGGAACCAGTCCTGTCCCTCCACAGCTCTGTCCGCGACGATCTCGCCGAAAGCGTCCCAGTTGCGCGGCCGTATCCGGCAAGTCACCGGCTTGCTCGTCGAGTCGTCGACCACGAACATATCGAGGAAAAGCGTTTGGCCTTTCCGCACCTCGCCGCCTCGCTTGTTGATCAGGACGTTCTCGTTGTCGTCCCGGCGCGACTTCTTAACGAGGCGAGCCACCACGCAGCCGTTCTCCTGGTCGTCGAGAGTCGTGAACTCCCGGACCCGGCCACGAATGTTGTACAGCTCCGGGTTGCGGTATACGTCCCCATACAGCGTGTGCGCTGGCCAGAGATCCTGATGCTTGACCTGCTTCGCGGCGAGGTCTTCCAGATCCTTTTCTGTCAGTCCGCCAGCGTCGCGCTTCTCAATATATTTGCGAGCCTTGACCGGGCCGATCCCGACGAGGTTTGTGTATCCACCATACACCTTCCCTTCCTTCGCCGTCCAGTTAGCTTCGGAGTGCTCCGGGTCGAACGGCTCATATGGGACGCCCTCCTTGACGAGTTCCCGGAGGATCTCCACAGCTTGCTCGTCGTCCTTCGCCGATCGGAGACACGCGGCCGCGTACTCAATCGGAAAGTATCGCTTCATGTAGGCGCACCAATACGAGATCATGGCATAACTCGTCGTGTGCGATTTGTTCATACCCCACGCGCCAAAGTTGTAGATCTCCTCCCAGATCCCGTGGGCGTCTTCGTCGGAGATCCCTTGCGCCCTCGCACCCTCTGCGAAGCGCGCGGCACGCTCGTTGAAGAACTCCTTGCCCTTACTCGCGCTCATCGCTTTCCGCACAATGCTGGTCTCCTCCCAGCTGAATTGCCCGATCTCCCGGACGATCCGCATGACCTGCTCTTGATACAGAACGACGCCCATTGTATCGGCGAGATAGGTTGACATTGACGGGTGCCTGTATGCGACCTCCTCGCGGCCAAGGTTCCGGTTGATGTAGGTGTTCGCCGCGCCACCACCGAGAGGGCCGGGCCGCGCCAAAGCTGTGACATGGTCGATCTTTTTGAACGAGGTAATTGGGATCTGGACCGATACCCGGCGCTGCGCGGCTCCCTCGAATTGGAACAGCCCTGAGAACTTTTCCTCATCGAAGATGCGGAGCACATCAGGGTCGTCGAAGCGCATCGCATACAATTCTTCGTTCGTGATACGGCCGGTATCCTCGATCACTCCGAGCGTCCGAAGGCCCAGCGCGTCGATCTTCAGGAGGTTGAGGTGCTCTGCGTCCTTCTTGTCGATCTGCGCAACGCCGTCCCGGACGGTACAGAACTCAATAACAGGCTCGTTGGCAACGATTATCCCGGCGGCGTGAACGCCGGAGTGGCTCGCGTGGTTCTCCAACTCGCCGATCAACTGGCCTTCGGGATACCGGGCCGCGAACTCCTGGCCGGGCTTCGTGTTCTCGATCGTATCCCGGAGCGCCTGACCGTAAAGCGAGGAGCCGGAGGAGTGCTCAACCAGCACGTTGAGGACGGCGAATGTGGACCCGGCTGGGATGCCCAGTTTCTTCCCTGCGTGTGCCATGACCGATCGCGGCTTGAGCCGGTTCACCGATCCGATCTTTGCGACGTTCTCGACGCCGTACTTGTCCGCGAGGTAGTCAAAGACCATGTCGCGCTTTTTGTCGTTGAAGTCGATATCAATGTCAGGGAGGTCGTCCCGGTTGATGTCGATGAACCGCTCAAAAATAAGCTCGTGGACAATCGGGTCCACCTCTGTTATTCCGAGAAGGTAGCACACGAGAGAGCCCGCAGAGGAGCCGCGAGCCGGGCCCACAAGCATCTTCGTCTTCGCCCACTTTACCAGATCCGCGACCACAATAAAATAACTTTCATAGTCCTTGTGCTTTATCAACTCCAACTCGCGTTCGAGGCGCTTCTGGTAAACGTCTGTCCACTCCGGGATAACGCCCTGCGCCAACCGATCCTCGCGGCCTTCCTCGACCTCTGCGGCGAGATCGCCGGGAGCCCAGATCATAGGCGCAGCTTCGAGCGACTTACCAGCGACGCGCTCCGCTACCTCGAAAGTATTACGCCGGGCTTGGCTGTACACTTCGTCGGAGAGGAACCAGAACGCGCGGCGCATCTCGTCAGCGTCGAGGATATGCTGCGGCGTCATTTTCTTCGAGTCGTCCCAAGCCAGAAAGCGGTCCCGGTCGCCCGGCGCGGGATAGTCGTTGTCACTCGTCAGCACCATCGGCTTCCCAGTTTCCTCCGCCAGCTTAACGCGCCGGAGACACTCGCCGATCGAACGCGGGTTGAGGTCGATATAGTCGAATGCGTCCGGGTCCGTGAGCGCAGCTCCGGCGAATCGGATCACGCCTGTCGCTTCGGCCATCTCTCGTGGCGTAGAAGGGTTGCTTGACGAAAGCCGATAGAAGGCACGAAGGTTCTCCGCCAGCACCCAGCAAGTAGGTTTCCGGCCGTCTTCCGTGGGGATAACGAACTCAGCGCCGAAGGCTGCTGGAATATCCCGCTTTTTCAGCGCGCCTTCCCAAGCAGCGTGTCCCCACGTCCCAACGCGGTCAACGATCCCGGCGGCCGGGCACCCGATCTCCTCCAGCCGCGCCGCGACCTTATCGACAGGACCGAAGGCGGAGCGGAATGAATACTCAGTTCTGACTTTCAATTGCGGTATGGATTTCATGTAGCAGTCCTGTTTTGATGCAAACCTCGACAAGCGCGTGTACGTCGTCCAGAGCCCTGTGAGACTGGGCCAACTTCTCCCCTGTGACCTCCTCGTACATCTCTGTCAACTTGGGCCTTCTGCCCCATCTCTCAGCATTCTCCTGGACTGTGCACAATTTGATGTACGGGAACGGGAACGACTCGTTGCCCAGCCGCTTCTCCTCTAAATCCAGAATTGTCGAATCAAATGGAAGGTTGTGGGCGATTACCGCCTCAGCCATTCCGAAGAAAGTCCGAATTTCTGCAGCTTGCTGTTCATACGTAGGTTGGTCCGCGAGATCCTTGTCAGTGAGCCCTGTGATCTTTGTAATGATCGGCTCCAGCTTTACGCCGGGGTTGAAAAGGCACTCGAACTCCTTGTACACCTTCCCTGTGTAATCGACGAGCGCCGCGCCAAATTCGATAATGCGCGGCTGAACCTCGTCCTTTGCGTTCGGGTGCTTTGGTATCCCGGTCGTCTCAGTATCGAAGACGGCAAAGAGGTTCATTGCTCACCGTCCTTTACGAGCTGCGCCATCAGGCACAAGTTGCGCTCGACGACTCCGGCGATCATGCTAAACGTCACCGACATTTTCCACTCGCCGTGCTTGTCGTAATACGGGTTGCCCAGTAGCGTCTTCAGCGTATCCTCGCACCAGAAGCTCTTGTGGTCGAGGTCGTGGAACGCCATCGAGCCAAGCCTGTGCGGCACGACGATCGTGAGGACGCCGCCGGGAACCAGAACGCGCTCGCACTCCCGGAGAAGCTCGATTGCGCGACGGCCGGTGAAGTGCTCGAAAAAGTGGAAGGCGTAGATGGCCGCAACGCTCTCGTCCTTCCTCGGAATATCGCACAGCTCCGCGTCCCAACGGGGAAGGTCGAGCGGCGTTGCCCAGTCGATCCCTTCGTTGCCCGCACCAAGGTCCAGAACCTCTCCCGGTCCCGGCTCGCGGATCTCGCTCAGGTCGCGTTTCATCCCCATCTTGAACAGTTCTTGGATTGTCATTCTTGGATTCCTTCTTTGGTAATCGCTCGAAGCATCGAGCCGTATACAGAGAGATCGAAGGCGCTGTCAGCGTGGCCGCCGTCCTCCAGCGTCATCGCGTAGCGCGTAACCTTCCCGACGATCTGCGTCAGCACTCCGAAGCGTTGGAAGTCTTCTGCGCCTTCAAGCGTTAC